AACCGAAATGTCAATTCCTTTTGCTGTAGCAAGCATGGGCTTTATCAGGGATGACACAGAGTCATGGGTCAACGCGCATTGCACCCCATGAACACCTCCCAGCCCCCCTCCATCGAAACCCTCCTGGAGACGGTCCAAACCCGGCTACTCGCCAACCGCATGGCTGCTGCCGAACGCGAGCAGGAGCGTCGCCAAAGACCTAAGCCACGGGGCAAGCGCTAAGCCGGAAAGCTGCGGCGTAGTTGCTCGCGGGCGTGATGCCCCGACCAAATGAACACGCGATGGTTTGATTTGCTCCAGAGCCCCGAGCCTGGCAGCGAGGGTGGTGCTGGCGGCGCAGGTGCAGGAGCAGGGGGCGCCGATTCCACTGCAGGCGGCAGTAACGAAGGTGAAGGCGATGGTGATGACCTCTCTCGCGTTAAGCACGCACTACAGCGTGAGCGGGAAGTCAACCGCGAGAAGGACCGCCGCATGGGTGCCCTGGAGGCCCAGCTGCGGGAGCTGAGCACCACCAACCCCGAGGCGGTGCGGGCGGCTGAGGCCAAGGCCCTGGAGGAGCAGACGCGGCGGGAGCTGATCGAGCAGCAGGCCCGGATTGCGCAAGAGCAGATCGAGTCCAAGTACAGCGCCCAGCTTCAACAGGCAAACACCGAACTGATCGCTGAACGCGAGGCCCGCCAACGGGAGCTTGTTCGCCAGCAGGCTGAGAAGGCTTTCATCGGTGCCAAGGGCAGGACGGAAGCTAGCCCCATTGATGGTTCCACACCTTTTGATGATGTCTGGTCCCGATTCGGCACTAACTTCCGCATTGAAGACGGCGCCCTAGTGGTGGTGGATGCCAAGGGCAATCCTGAAATCGACTCTGAAACCGGCAAGCGGTATGAGCCGATCAAATGGCTGAAGCGGCTGCAGACAGATCCGAAGTGGGGCCTTCACTTCGAGCCCTCTATGGGTAGCGGCGGTGGTGCCCGCAACGGTCGTGATGGCCGCGCCTTTGCCGGTAAAGACCTGATGGCCCAACCGCTTAATTCCCTCTTCTCCGATGCCTTCGGAGGCGCGGCTTAGAGGCTCGGGAAAGTTCGGGCAGCGGGAACCGGTAGCGGCGTGATGCCTAAGCCGGTTCCAAACCAATCAGCCAGGCGTGATGCCTTGCGGTGAATCAACCGGCGTGATGCCACCCCCCTCCCGACCTTCTCCTGAGATTTCCCCATGGGATTGACCATTCTGGAGGCCGCCAAGACGGAGACCGATCCGCAACGGGTGGCCGTAATTCGTGAGCTTGCTGAAAGCGAGCTGATCAGCATCATGCCTTTCCGCAATGTGCAGGGCGGTCTGGACTACGCCGTTGAAGCTGAGCTACCCGCCGTTGGCTTCCGTGGCTACAACGAAACCTACGACGAAAGCTACGGGGTCATCAACCCGCAGTATGAGCGCCTGAAATTCTTCGGTGGCGACATCGACGTTGACATTCAGCGCATCAAAAACTACGGCACCCAGGCCAAGGCCGAGCAGATCCAGATGAAGGTGCGCTCGCTGCGCCTCACCTTTGAGGAGTATGTGATCAACGGTGATGAAGCCGCTGATCCCCGCGCCTTTGATGGCCTGAGAACCCGGATCAACGTGGGCAGCTCCCAGGCTGTCAACGTGAACGGCGCCCTGTCGCTCACCGCTCTTGATGAGCTGATTGATGCGGTGGATGGCGACAACAAGATCCTGCTGATGAACAAGAAGATGCGTCGGCGCCTTACGGCTGCCAGCCGAAACACCACTATCGGTGGCTTCATGTCCTATGAGCAGGATGCCTTTGGTCGTCGGGTGACCATGTATAACGATGCCCGCATCGTTGTGACGGACACCAACGCTCAGAACGTGCAGATCCAAGGGTTCACCGAGGATACCAACCGCACCAGCATCTACTGCGTGGCGTTTGGTGATCTGCAGACCACCGGCATCCAAGGCCCTGCAGCTCAGGGCTACGGCATCGACATCCGGGAATTCGGTGAAATCGCCGAGGCCCCTGTTGATCGCACCCGGATTGATTGGTCTATCGGTATGGCCATCATGAACGGTCGCAGCGCCGCCCGTGCCTACGGAATCACCGATGCTGCGGTGACCGCTTGATCATCGCTCCATCTATCCATTTTGTGAGGTACTGATTCATGGCTCGTTCTACTGGTCTTGCCCCCCGGCGGGGCTATCAACTGGATGCTGAGACCATCCTTCTCGGTCTAGTCAAGGCGGGGCCCCGTGGCCGCGCTGCTGAGACCCGCACTGGCGCAGCTCGTCTGCTCACCACCAATCTGGCTGCTCAGAACGTGGTGAAGATCGCAGGCTTTGGCCAATCCAGCACTTCCGCTGGTGGCTACCTGGTGCAAGCTGCCCACGTTGCTGAAGGTGCCGCGATTGGCACCGCCTCGACCTACGCCACCATCGGCGTGATCACCTTTAACGCTGGTCAGATCAACGAGGTTGCCCTGTCTGGCAAACAGATCCGTGAAGCGGTCCGGGCTGCCGGTTCGCTGACCGGTGACATCCGGGTGGTGGCAGTTCGGCTGACTGCGGGAACTGGGGCCAATGGTGCTGCAGTTCCTGCGGGCACGAACACTGTGGCGATCTGCCCTGAAGAGTGAGCAGAAAGCGGCTTGTGATGACCTAGGGGCCCTTCGGGGCCCTTTCCACTATGGAGGCCCCATGAACATTTCGGTAGGCGTTGGCGTTGACCTGGAGCAGCTGCAGCAGGCCGTCAATGAGCCAGGTGAACCCCAGCAGGAAACGGCAGAGCCTGAACCCCAGGAGGCCCCTGCTGAGCCTGCGTGCCCGCTGCCTACGCGCAAGCGTGCTCGGGTGAAGGGTGGGCAGTTTGCGGCTGATGACCCGGTGACGGCGGTAGATGAGGCGTGGACGGAAAGCTGAGGCAGCCATCGCGGCGTGCCGCTAAACACCCCCCAGGAGATTTGCATGGCCTTTCAGTTTTCAACAGCAGCTCGCAACGCGGCGCTTGATGCAATCGAAACAGCAGCGGGAACGGCACCTACGCTGACCATCCGTACGGGGACCGTTCCGGCTAACTGCGCAGCGACTCGGGCGGGTACGGTGCTGGCAACTTTGGTGCTTCCGTCTGACTGGCTGGCGGCTGCGTCTGGCGGCACCAAGGGGCTGTCTGGCACTTGGCAAGATTTAGCAGCGGATGCCACCGGCACAGCGGCTCACTTCAGCATTGATCAAGGCGCTACTTGCCATATTCAAGGCACAGTGACCGCAACCGGCGGTGGCGGCGACATGACACTAGACAACACCTCAATTGCGACAGGTCAACAGGTAAACATCACAGCGTTCACGCTGACTGCTGGCGGCGCCTGATGGTGGCGGGCTAATTGATTCATGGGGGCAAAAAATGACAACGCGAGAACAAAGGATTGCGGCGAAGGTGGCGCAGTTTGCCGGGATCGCAGAAGCGGATGTTGCCGCCGCGCTCAACGCACCAGACACCAGCCTACCCACAAAACGGAGCGATGTGACTACTTACGATGCTAGGGAAATCCTCCTTTCGACCGGTGAATGGGGGACAGTTATTCTCGCTGCCGAGAATGCTGCGGTACCGCAACAGGTGCGCGGCGCGTGCATTGTTTTGCGTGACGCAATTATCCAAACAACCACAATCAGAATCAGCATACCGCAGATATACAATGCGACGGCCAACCTGCTTGGTGGCCTAGTTTCCGCTGGCATCCTGACAAATGACACCCGCAATGCGCTAATGGCGCTGGCGGATGTTTATCAGTCATGGGCTGAGATGGAAGGTGTGGGAGCGGTAACAACTCGTGATGTTGGCATTGCCAGGGGGAATGTCTGATGGCCGTCGCAAAATGGGCAACGCCCGCTACTCGCGGGTCCAACATTGCCGGAAACGCGATCAATAATTTGGCAACTGGATCGGAGACACCTTCCGCCAATGCAATCCTTTATGACAACGGCACCAGTAAGAATCTTTATGCGGCAGTCACCATCAAGGTAGCTTCGTTGACATCGACAACGGGCGGGTCCGTCACGCTGCGAGTTTATAGCGGTGATGGAACAGACGCTCCAGACATCGGCGGAGGCCCTTTTGACAGCTATGTGGCGGCGCTGACGGTGGGTACAAGCGCCAAGGTCGTAACATTTCCGATGGTGCGGCTATATCCTTTTTCAAACATGCGCTTCACGGTAGTAAACAACTCAGGCGCCTCAACTGCATCCAGCGGGCACGAACTGTACGTCTGCGCCTATAACGAGGAAGTCAGCTAATGCCTCGCGGCGTGTCGCGGCTGGATGAAGCGCAGTTGCAGGGGCGGCTGTGGACCCCTGCGCTACTGCCATCCTTGGCCCTGTGGCTTGACGCTGGTGATCTGTCCACGCTGACTATTCCTAGCACCACGCTAGTTAGCCAGTGGCGGGACAAGAGCGGTTACAACCGACACTTCGCGCAGTCGAACATCAACGTGAGGCCCCTTTATCGCGCTCAGGGTTTCAACGGTCGCCCGTGTCTGGAGAATGCCACTGGCGACAGTATGGCCATCGGATCATCCGGGCTTGGCCGGAATGTCGGCTGCATCACCTGCGCCATTGTCGGGTCGCATCCCGTGGCGGCGTTTACCTCTAATTCGTCGGAACTAAGCATCACGTCGGGCACCAGTGGAGCGCGGTTCTTTATGTCCCCCAACCCCAACGCCACCAACGCATACGGCTTTGCCAGCAAGCGGCTGGACGCAGAATCAGTGGCAAATTTTTCATCATCGACCGACGCGCTAGCGAACCGTGGCAGCCCTTGGATTCGTATCGGCCAGATGGTTTATTCTGGCGCCGTAGGCTACCACTGGACCAACGGCGTTCAGGATATGACTGCCCTGGCCGGGGGGGCGTCGGGCAATACAAGCGACACAAACTCGGTCGGGGGATCGATATTTTCGTTAACGCCGAACGGCACGAAACTGTCGGAAATTGTGCTGACCCACTCGGAGTTGAACCAGAAAGAGCGCGAGGCGCTTGAAGGTTATCTGGCGTGGCACTGGTGGGGTGACGCAAACACCCTTCAAGCGACACATCGGTTTCGCAATCGCCCGTCACTGATCGGAGACTGATCCATGCTTCGCCTTCGCGTCCCAGCGCTAGGAACAGGCGCAGCCGCTGGGGGCGAAATTGTTGGTGCCGTCAACGGCGACCTGCCCCTGTCCGGCACTGCAACGGGCAGTATCGGCAGCGCTCCAGCGACGGGTACGGCATCCGGGTCGCTAGCCCTCACAGGTGCAGCCAATGGTGCTGTGACCTCGTCTGGCGTTGCCAGTGGCACCGTGCCACTCGGCGGGGCTACTGCCGGTGCAATCCGCGTTGCTGGCGTTACCAGCGGCGTCCTGCCCCTATTAGGAAATTCGACGGGCAACATTGGCAGCGCTCCGACTACCGGCACGGCGTCGGGATCCGTAGTTCTCGCTGGCACGGCTATAGGTGCGGTCGTAGCGTCGGGCGTAGTTGCTGGCGCCCTGTCCATCGGTGGGACCGCTACCGCTGCTGTCCCCGTAGTTGGCATGGGCAATGGCGCCATGCCCCTTTCCGGCACCACTACGGGGAATATCGGCGCTACCCCAATCACCGGAGCCGCATCGGGAGCGCTGGCTTTGTCCGGGGCGGCAACGGGGAATACCTGGATCAGCGGCACGGCCAGCAGCACCCTGCCACTTGCTGGCGCCTCATCTGCAACCGCCCCAATCAATGCCCTAGCCAGCGGCACGTTGTCGCTCACGGGTACGGGGGCGGGCTCTGTAGGCACGGCAATCGCATCCGGTGCAGCAGCGGGAACCCTGCCGCTTGGAGGAACGGCCACGTGCGCAGTCCGCGTCTCTGGTTTTGCAGTCGGGGGCTTTGCAATCACCGGAACGGCAAGTTCAAGCGGCCCGAGCCTGATTGCCACCCGCTTTGCCTTCCCTGGTGATCCAGCCAATGGGGGAAAACTGGCTATGAGCCGCGATGGCGGGCTCACCGTAAACGAGGTTTCAGTGGACACGTTTTTCATCAAGCGGAACGACACAACCCCCGCGATCCGGTACAAGCTGAAACCAGCAGCGGTGGACCTGACCGGGGCGACCGTGCAGTTTCAAATGCGAGCACGGCGGCCACGTGGTGCTCCCCCGGTGATCGATACTGCAGCTGTGGTAGTGACCGAAACGGGCACACCCACAGTGGAATACACGTGGCAGGAAGGCGATACGGATAATGCTGGCCTTTTTGAGGCGGAGTTCCGCGTGACTTACGCGAACAACGAAGTCGAGACGTTCCCGAATGACGGGTTTATCTCGGTCAAGGTTTCGGAAGACATTCAGTAGTTCAAGGGTGGTTGGCTGCGGACCTGGACTCTCCCAGCGCAGTTTGTGGCAGCGCCGCTGCATCGGGAAAACTGAGGCAGAGGGTCAACCTAAACATGCCACCGGAAGACGTTTCTCACCGCGACATCTACGTTAGTTTGGCGCAGCTGAGCGAGAAAGTGAATTCGGTTCTGCTGCTGATGGTCGAGCGCAAAGAAGAGGTAACGCGAATCAATAAAGACCTCAAAGACCTGTTTGACCGGCAGCGAAACCAAGAGAATCGCATGGCGCAGGTCGTCATCCTAGGCGGTGTCGTCGCCCTGCTACTGCCAATCATTGGAAGCTGGGTAACCTTGAAGCTGGTTATTCCGATTGCGGTTGAGCAGCGTCAGGAGCAAAAGCCATGACGCAATTCCTAGGCCGCTGCCTGTTGTTTGCCGGGGGCTGCCTGCTTGCTGGTGCAAGTCTCAGCACTGCCGGGTGGATCATTTGCCTGCGTGCCAACTGGACTAAATGCGAAACCCCTCTAGCTACCGCCACGGCTGCCTGGCTCGGTGCCGCCAATGTTGCGCTCGGCGTGGCCCTACAGGAGCAACGGAAGCCCTAAGCAGGCTGAGCGTGGAAAGCCTCTAGCAATTCTTCCCGCCATTCCTCAA